GCTTGCTGTAAGTCATTTTTATCATCCGTAATGCGTTTAATCAACACATCATAGACAGTTATATTAGCCATTCCGCCCCTCTAGGTCCTTCGCGATCTGCTGGCCAAGCTTCGCCCCAGCAATTTTCTCGTCTGAATTGAGCCTGAGCTGCTCAATCTCAACGTCCGCAAGAAGCTCTGCGGCCTTGAGCCTCTGGTCGTTGGTCGCCTTGCGCTCTTGGTAAGCAATGCGCTCGCGCTCAAGCTGGGAGCGCTCCTGAGCCTTCCGGCGATCCTGTTCGATCTTGGCCATCTTCGCTTGGAAGTCAGACTGCACCCTTTGTTCCTCGATCTGCAGCTCGCGCTCACGCTGCTTGAAGATCGGGTCTTCCATCTGATCTTGGATGCGCTTCTGCTCGGCCTCTGCTTGATCCTTGCCGAGGAGCTGCTCTGCAGCCGGCGCCACAAGCTGAGACAGGCGGAACTCGATGTCCTCGGGCAGTGCTTCCTGCGGGTCCGGTAGCTCCACCCCGAGCTGCTTTTCGATCTCCCGACGGTACTGGAAGGCAACGTGCTCGGCGATGTGCGCCTGCATGGCCGCCTGCAGAGCCTGAGCGTTCGGCGTCTGCGCCAATAGCTGGAGAATTTTCGGGTCCTGCGACATCGACATGTGGGTCTTGATGTGTGCTTCGTGGTCTTGGTACATGAAGGCCTTCACCGGCTTGCTGGTGAGGATGTTCATGTTCTCGGAGACCGGGTCCGTTGGCTTGATATCGCCCTTCAGCGGCACCAGCTCTTCAGCATCCGGAATCTCGAGCGCCTCCAGCATCTGCCGGTGGAGGAGCGGGAGGTCATAAAGCTGAGGCGCCTGCTGAGCAAGCTGGAGCGCGGCCTGATGCTGCATGATCCGCTGAGCCATGGTGCCCGAGTTCGGGTTCGATACCGGGATCACGTCGATCCGGTCGTCGAAATCGGCAGGATCGATCTCCCCATTGGGGTACGGGGTCGGGCCATAGTCCCGGAGAACCGAGACCAGCATCTTGAACTCTTGCTTCTGTGCGGCATGGAGCCGGGCCTGTAGCGCCGTCACCACCTTTAGGGAGCGCTCAAGGAGGGCCAAGGTCGTACCGACCGGCGCCTCGGTGTTCATATCGGAAGCTTTCATATCTGCTTGCGAGGCGAAACGCTTGCCTTCTGCAACGATATCGTTGAGCAACTGATAGAGAACCTGAGAGGGCTCCTTGTACGGGAGCGGCAGGATGTTGTCCCGGATCGCGCCGGCCGCAACAGACACGTCCCGGAATTCTCCGGGCGCGATGGGAGTGTTGTCTCCGTCTATGCGCAGACCTTTGGTCTTCAGGCCGCCCGGGAGGTTCGCAAGGGTGCCCGCGTCAACGAGCTGGCGCATGAGAGAGGTGGAGGATTCCGCCATACCACCAATGAGGTGAATGAGGCCGAAGCCATAGAACCCGAGCGCCGGGATGTAAATGAAGTGCGCGTAGTGCTGGCGGCGCTTCTTCAGGGGGTCGTCCGCGTACCAGTTGCGCCGGATCGATAGGACGGTGCCCGAGGAGTAATCGATGGACACCACATAGGGAAGAGCGATGCCGGTCTCTTCCCCGTCGTGGGTGTCTTCGAAGCCGGGGAGGTCCAGATCGGCCAGAATCTCGAGGATCGTGTGCCGATTGTCGTTCTCGATGGAGATGCCGGTGATCTCGCCCTCAACCTCTTCGATGTCCGAGAACATGGACTGGGGCTCAGGGAGATCGATGCTCCGATAGAAACCCGCAGCCTGAAGCTTGCGAACTTCATTTTTTGTTCTTTTTTGGACGTGGGTCATCCGTTCTGCGATGCAGATATCGGACTCGGCGTTGTTGACGTAGAAGTCTTCGGCCGGCACGAACTTGGAGCAGGGGCGCCCGAGAATCGGGTCGTAGTAGATTTTCCGGAAGGCTGAGCCCGACAGGGGGAGGGAGAACAAGAGCCGTTCGGTCTCGGGGCGGTACTCGGTCATCTCCTCGGTGAGGAGGTAGTTCATGTAGCTCCGAACCCGGTTGGCTTGCTTATTCTTCTCTTCGTCCGGGGTGCCGATGATCTTGGCTTTCACCGGGCCCTGAGCGGGGAAGATTTCTTGGATGGCTTGGGACTGGAAGCGAACGACGGCTTCCGCGAGCATGGGATGATAGATTCCGCATGCCCCATCCCACGGCTCGGAGCGATCCTCTTTCTTGATCCCGAGAAGCTTGAGGCCTTGCTTGTAGGCGCGCTCCCAGTCTCGACGAGAGTTCCGATCCTGCTCAAAGGACGAGACGAGATCGAGGGACAGGGAGTCGAGGTCCGAGTCGCTCAGGTATTCGGCGAGGTTGGCGTCATGCTGCTCAACCTCAACCATCTCCGGGGCATCAGGATCAAGGTCAATGACCACGCTGCCATCTTCCATCTCGATGGAGGCGCCATCCTCGGCTTCGATTTCAATATCAATCCCAAGCTCCGGGGGTTCTTCCCCGGGGAGCAAGGGCGCCTCGGTATAGACAGCGCGATCAATGGCCATTGATTTGTCCTCAGCCGTTCTTGCAGAAGCTGCCGCCTTTCTTGGCAGCGCCCATGCCACGACAGGTCATGGTCTTTTCCGGCATCGGCTTGGGCATGTACTGGGAGTAGGTTGGAGCGAGCTTACCCTTTTTCATCGGGAGCCTCCTTGGGGGTCATGGATTCGATGATTGTATCAATTTTTGACTGGTCACCTCTGCACCAATCAACAAACTCCCGGACCTCCGCCTCAGTCAAGGATATTTCCTTACCTGTATCTAAGGTGATGTGAAACTTGACCATTAGTAATATGCCGCTCTTCTAGGCCTAAACTCTGTGTCACCTTCATCACTACTGAGTTTGACAAATCCACCTTGTCTGAATCGTAGCAGGGCTTGGGTTGAGGAATCCACCAGATCGTCATGGTCCCCGTTGGGGAAATCTGCGAACTGCTCGATGACCTTCTCGGCCCACCGGGTGGGGGGCGCCCATACTCTCCCGGAAGCAAAGAGGTCCGATACCGCGTTGACCCGAGAAAGCTTGTCGTTGCCTCGAGACGGGGTGAAGTCCTGCACCGGAATGCCGGCTTGGCGCATCTCGAAGATCAGGGGGAGGCCTGAGGCCTTGGCCTCGATGATGCAGATGTCCGGCTGCCACGCTTGGTATTCATCCACTGCCCGGCGCTTCAGCTCCGGAAATTCCATGCGCTCCTCGAAGGCGTCGAGGAGGATGATGTTGGTGGAGGTTGAGCCATCGGACTCGTCCTTGAAGAAGACGCCCCATGTGGTGCAGGCCGAAGGGTCTGACCGGGTCTTCTTGGTGAAGGCCGTATCCCATGATTGGATGATGAAGTCACAGACCGGGGGGTTGCTCTTCTCCCATTCCTGCCACCATTCCCGCTTGATGATGGCGGCCTCTTCGGAGGTGGGGCGCTGCATGTACTGCGCCATCCACTTAGGGAGGGGAAGCTCGTTCTTCAGGGCGGTGAGTTCCTTCAGGGACCAGAACTCGGGCCAGAGGGGCCTGTCTTCCTTTTCCCCAAGGAGGGCTGGGAACTCAATCACCTCCCACTCATCGGTCGTGCCGCGCCGAGCCGCATCCTCAATGATGCGCCCGGTAAGGTCCTTTTTGGACCATCGGGTCATAACAATGACGATAGCCCCGCCGGGCTGGAGACGCTGGCGAGGACCGGAGGTGTACCACTCATAGGTGTGCTCAAAGACCTTCGGATCGGCCGACTGACCCTCTTGCTCAGAATGGGGGTCGTCGATGATCAGAAGATCGGCGCCCTTACCCGTGACGGCGCCCCCGATCCCGATGGCGAAGTAATCCCCGCCCTTGGAGGTGTTCCACCGGCCGGCAGCCTTTGAGTCCGACCGAAGCCCCACGTCCGGAAAAACCTCCTGATACTCCTCCTGAGCCAAGAGGTTTCGCACCTTCCGCCCAAAGCCCACTGCCAGCTCGGCGGTGTGGGAGGACTGGATGATCTTCTTATGGGGGTACTGGCCAAGGAACCATGCCGGGAGGAGGTAAGAGGCAAACTCGCTCTTGGTGTGG